CGCACAAAATAGTCCTCGCCGTTATACGTCCCGCCCAGCATATACCAGCCCGCCCAGTCTGGATAACGGTCGGGGTGTGAATAGAAATACACGCGGGGCGTACCCACCAAATCGCCCACCGAGTATAACGTGGACGGCTGCCACCAATGCTTGGCATTGCCGCCTGCAATAGACACAAGTTCTGTTACATCATCCACCCAGGTCAGTCCCGTCAGTTTGTCGTAGACAAGGTTTGATCCCGTCGCAAACCTATCAGCCACGGGCACTTTGATTCCGGCCTCATACCAGCCATCATCATAGTCATAGATCGACCCGGTAATACCGGTGGCGAGCACAATACTGTTCAATCCGAATAGATGCGGGGTTTTATTCGCCATAATCAGGTGCTCCCTTAGTCGGTGGTTACCCAGGTGCCGTGTGCGCCTGTAATCGCCCACTGCGTTTCAGAGACAAGTACCAGGGTGATCGTGGCATACGTCTCACCGGCTATGTCATCATAAATCGTGTCGCCTGCGCCACTGTCGGCAATCACATCACTGTCAGCGGCATCAATCGTAAGTTTACCCGCGCCCAGTTTGATAAACGTGAACCACAGGCCGACATCCCCGGCACCTACCGACGGCAGGTTAAAGGCTTTATCCAGGGCGCTGTTCATTACCAGTGTTTTAGCGACATCCGTGGTCTGTACATTGTAGTTATCGGTCTTGGTTTCGACCGTCCACTTGCCTACGCTGCCGCCGACACCGGAAGCGGCCCATTTAACGCCCGACGCTTGGGTGCTGTCGGCGGTCAGGACTTGATCATTTGTGCCAACGCCAACCCGCACTACCGTGCCTGAGCCGGTCGCCACATACAGATCGCCTTTCGTCGTAAGCGTTGCCTTTCGCAAGTATTGCGAGTGATCGTCGTCGCCTAACCCCGTAAGTGCCCCGTGATCCGTAACACCGCCCACGGGACTGCCCTTGTAGGTCAGGCTACCGCCGGAATCTCCCAGTTGAACGAGCACCGCAGTATTTCCATGACCGTGTGTTTTCTGCATAATACTTACGCCTCCTGGTAGCCGCCCGCAGCCGTTCCGCTGGCGGTGATACCGTTGATCGCCAGGCAGACAATCGAAAGATCGTCCACCACCAGGGTGCCGCCCGGCTCAACGAACAACCCGGAACCGACGACGGCGGCTTCACCGAACCCCAGCCAGGTTACTTCCGACGTGGATTTACTGCATAAGGCTACTTTCCCGCGATATTCATTGGCGGGCACCAGTTCACCGGAACTCGTGTTTGCGCTCCATGCTCCCTTGTCCATTACCCATTTCTCCTGTTTACCCGTTACGGGGTTGTCTTTTTCCAGACTGCACTGCCCGCCGGAACTTTAATGGCGGCGTATTCATCCTGGTTTGTCTGATCTATCCAGCGGTCGCCCGCCCGATAGCCCTTGGTTTCATCGTCGTTCACGCCCGGTGCAGCGGTCTTCAGCCAGACACGCGGTATTTCCGTAAGAAAAATCCGCTGGATCGCCTGGAGTGCCTGGCGTACTTCAATCAGACTTCTGACGCTGGCATGAAAAAGCATTACGGAAGCCTCTGGTGTTTCCGCCGGTCGATCACCGCCTGAATCATCTCCACCGCCCAGGCTGCCTTGCGTGTACTGCTGAGGGCGAGCGCAAACGATCCACCGACACCATTCGGGCGGACACTGTAGTTAAGCCGGGAATAGAAGGTACCCCAGTCCGTGTAGTTCTCACTGTAGATCACTTCATGGTGCGTCCCGAAGAACGCAAACCAGTCTACGTCTGCACTAACTTCGGCCAGGCTCGTCTGTATCTCCCGGATAATCCCCTCGAACCACTGGGCATCCCCGAGTTTGATCGGGCCGAAGAATACAAGGGATGTAATGGTATCGCCGTCGTCCGTCGCATCATTCCGGCTGAACCGCCGCAGGTATCCGTCGCGGCATCCGAGCAGTACCCCGCCCTGGGAGTATAGATCACCGCGAATCGCGAGTACTGCGGTCGGCTGGCGCAGCCTGGGAAGAATGTCTCGCCAGAAAGTCCCGTCCTCCCACTCGAACCAGTAGGAAGCGGTGCCCCAGCCACCTTCCGGCGAGACGGAAAACAGCACACCATTGAATACTTCGTCATACGCCATCTGCACTGTCTGTCCGGCATCGACCGGAAATTGAAAATCGTCCGGCAGCCGGTGGCTGAGTTTCTGCGGCGGCGTATTCGCGCCGGGCGCTATCACATACAGTCCATCGGCCCCGAGAAACAGTGTTTCCCCGTTCGGCCCGTAGCACCAGGCATCACGGTGCAGGATACCCGTCTCCTGTTCGAGCACATCCAGGGTGCCTCCGAAAGCCGGGTCGCCGCGCATCACCCAAATACTGTCTGTACACCCGAGAATCAGGTAGTCATCCGTATGCGGTATCAGCGCCAGGATTTTCGACCCCGGAATACCGGCTTCACTGCTGGTCCCGGCTGCCGCACGTCCCACATCCTCCGCACTCGCACCATAGTTCCAGTCGGTCGGATCACCCTGTCTCGACATATACCAGATACGGTCGGCGGCCATAACCAGTCGGTCGCGATACCGGCAGATCACCGGACACCCCTGGGGTACCTGCCCCTTACCGGAGGCCGCAAACCAAAGCGTCAGGGTATCGGCCTTCGGATCATAAACCTTTGCCCCCCGCCTGATTTCATAGGAACAGCTTCCACTGCCGCCCGCAGCACTGGCGAGCGTCACATAATCAGCGGATACACTGGCGATCCCGTACACCCCGTCAGTAACCGATCCAGTGCCATTGGTAAGTACAACAACATCGTCGTCCGCGTCAATCCCGAGGGTCGTCCAATCACTGACGTTCGTATCATCCAGTTGCAGTCCAGTGGCATCAATCGTGCCGGTGTCGGCATCCGCCTTTTTCCTGCCGTCATCCGCGATATAAAGTTTCTGCCCCCGCTGGGCGCTGCTCAGGGGGCGGTCATGCGCCAGGGTCAGGCTGGTCGATACCAGGTCCATACCCCCCTGGGCATCATCCTTGTAGAGCGCACCATTCGCGCTCGCTACAATCACATCCCGGCTGAGATTTTCCGAGTAGGTGCGATGATGATAAACCGCGAACGCATCCACCAGGGCAGCGCCGGTATCCCCTGTGTGCTTGACACCGAACCCTATCCGGGTGCCGGTATGCGCACTCACCGCCTGACTGACGAGTTGAGTGCCGCGCCAGAAGCAGGTCACGGTATTTCCGTTGACCACCACTTCAAACCAGCCGAACAGTGGTGCCCCGACTGAACAGCCGCTGAAATCGTATTCGGTTGGAGTGCCGCCGACATAACTGGTCAGTTTCCCGGAGTACGTCCCGGTCTCCCCGGAAATAGTAAGACGGGCGGCGATCCCGTCCTGGGTTGCATCCGGGCTGGAGTTATCCATCCGGGCAAAAATACTGTAGGTACCGTAGTAGCTGCCGAGGAACGGTACGATATACACCTGAATCGAGTAGGGTTTACTGGTATCGAAATCCGCGAGGGCATCGCGCACCAGGCCGGTATCCTGGCCGCCCGCTGGCACTATCGCCAGATGATTCCATAGACCGGGGCTGGCGTTCAACCAGGACGCGACGGACCAGACATCGAGGAACGCGGTATCCGTAAACTGGTCAATCCAGGAATGCAGGGTCGTATCCTCGGCGGTCGTCACTCGATTCAGCAGCCGCACGGGATTCCCGCTGCCAAGCTGATCGTAGAATACCCGCGCCACCCCCGGACGGCTGCCGCCGCGCTTCCGATTCTCGAATACGCAGCGCGGGCGGACATTCTGGCAACGCGCCGTCGTATAAGGCGGCTCACGCTGGTATCCGTCGTTCCGGCTGAGGCCGCCGAACGGAAACTGGAGTTCAATTAACTTGCGTTTAGCCATTTGAGTTAGACGCTGTAAGCACCGTAGCTGACACTGGCGATCCGTGGGGTGAATATCCGGGAGTCGCCGGGATCACCGCAATATCCGTAGTAATCTGCGGCGGACACTTCCTCATCCTGAATGATACTGGCCTTCAGCCGGTGCATGAATAAATCGGTATGCAGTCCCGGTTCCTCGTGGGCCGCCTGTTCTGCGACCGCCAGGCACGACTGAAGCAGTGTCTCGGCATGTACCGCGCCGCCATACGGATAAGGGTTGGAATCGGATAGTTTATCCGGCAGTACTTCATACCGGTAATACAGGGTATAGGCAGCATCGGGGGTAGGCCAGAACACGATTTTCCAGGTCTGTGCCACCGATCCGGTCGGGGATAC